AAATAAACGGTGACGTTCCGTGCCTCCATGAAAGCGTGGAGTGCGCTAGTGGTCAAATATACCACAATTTGGTTAAAAGCAATACTTTTCTTAAAATATGGCGGAAGCGGCTACCTAGCAAGGCTCCGATAGATTATCGCCTGTGGAATTGAACCACTATTACGCTTCCATAAACTTTTTTTAATTTGCTCTACGAGCCTCTATATCTCTCAATATATCTTCAGTTATTACGCCGCCTCTAGTGCCTCGGCGCAACGTGTATTGTTCTTTTGCCAAGGTAGCTGGATCAGCTCTAAGTAAAGAATCAACGCTGTCAAATCCTCTAGCGCTTACAAGATCGGGCATTAACTCAAATACATTTATGTCTTGTTCTCTCAATATGCCTTCAGGTCTGCCAGCCAATCCTTGACCATAGGTGCGATGCCCCGACACTTCAAACCTTGAATCACCATACGGATTAGCAACACCAACATTTTGCAGATTAAAGTCTGGAGCATTGTATTGAGCGCGATCACTTACAGCGAGCCTAGCTTGACCTATGCCTAGACCGCCTTCATTTCTTAAATCTCTGTCCATAACCTGTAATAAAGATTTTCTAGGATCGCCTGTCATTTCTCTAATTTGGTCTATGCTTTCAGGGTTATCTATTCCTTTCCAAGCTGGATAAAATTCTTTAATAGTCTTGTCAGCCTGCTGTTTGGCTCTCTTTGACACGGCATTTCTAGCGTGAGTAACCATTACCTCTCCTGTCATAGTAGAGAAGTCTCCACCACTTGGAGCCATCCGGTAAGGCAACATAAGCACCTCATCAGCTATTGGCTTGCCATCCAATCCCATAAACGAATTCAAGAAAGCCGATGTTGCTCCTCTATCTTGCGCCCAGACCTGACCTTCTCTGCCTGCTGGGTTAGCAAACATAAAGTCTTGACCGCCTTGTAGCTCTACAGGCAGGTCATAATCAACTCCTTCGACTCCAGTGATACGCGATCCAGCTTTTGTCCTGTCTGCCATAGTTATTCTAAATGGCTTGCCTTCATAGTCAAAAATGCTTACTTCAGGACGCACTATAGGCGATCCTTCATATGTTAACTCTGTATCCAATATGCGTTGTTGTTCTTTAGCTCGGCTGTCAAACCTTGGATCAAAGCCTTCATCTCCGATACGAAAAGACTCGCGCAGCGCCGAGCCGCCAGCTATTGCTGTGCCTTGCCTGCCGCCGCCTGAGTATAAGGTAGTAGTATCGTAGTTAAGAGCCGAGCGTGTATCTGTATCTGGAAAATAATTGACTCTTTCAATAATATTTCCGTCTGCATCAACTACTTCAGCACCTATAAATCCTTCATCTATATTTTTTTGAGCTAAGTCTTGACCAAAAAACTCGTCTTGCCTAGCTTGCTTGGATAAAGCCTGCTTATCAGCAAGAGAATACTGCTTATAGTTACCACGCCTTGTTATATATGGAAAAACATTAGGCTCACTGTAGTCTCCTGCTTCATTTCTAAATCTAGGAGCTGCCGTATATGCATAGGAATCAGATATCCTAGATCCTTCTGGCGTAGCGCCATAAAAACCTCGTCCTATGAAACCAGAGTCTCTAGAGCCTGTTCTGCTAGATGTTGGCTGTCTTACATCATCAGATGTGCCATGCAAGAATAGATTCTCAGTATCCATTCCTTGCCTTTCTAGCTCATCCATTGCTCTTCTTTGGTCAGGAGTATAGTTGGCTGTTTTGCTTCCCATTGTGCCAAAAATTACTTGATTGCTAGGAGTGTTCCTTGCGGCCTGAATACCAGCAGGAGCGCCGCTAACCATTACTGCTGTAGGATCAAACTCAGTTATCTGCCGAGTCTCAGGATCGTAGATAGTGCCGCCTGCCATGCCAGCCTCATATTGGCTTGAGGCATAATCTGTCAGACCTCCCATAATTCCTCTGATCGCCGTCTCTGCTCTATCAGCGGCTGATCCTACACGCTCTGGATCTCCAGAGAAGACATCTCTTAAGAAAGACAAGGTTTTATCAGCGCCACGAGCGATAGGGCTGTAGGATAGATCTACCTCTGACTTGCCGTACTGGGCAGGTAGAGTTTGGACTATGGCCTGACCACGATCATCATAGCCAATAAACTGGTTCTGCTCTTCTTGCAGGATCTCTCGGCGCTCAGGCAGGAGCAGCGCACCTATGGCGCTGTCTCCTCCGTACCTATACCTTGGTTCAGCCATTCTGCATTCTCGCTATCTCAGAGTCGGACATATACCTCATGGCTCGGCGTTGAGCTTCGGCTCGCATTCTCTCGGCCTCGGCGCGTTGCCTGTCGCTGATGTCAGCCATTTTCTCTTGGTTGTTGAGCTGCTCGCCTACTGCCTGTGCGCTTGTCCTGTCTATCGTAGCGCCTGCCTGCTGAGCCTTGATCTGAGTCTCCATGCGCTTAGTCTCGGCGTTGAAGAAGTCAATCTGGCTCTCAGTCTGATCGCCTTGCATCTGCGTCTGGAGCTTCTGAGCTTCTAGCTGTAGCTTCATCTGCTCGTTCTGTAGCTTGGCCTGCTCTATCTGCGCTCGTAGCATCTCGGCCTGAGCCTTCATCTGCTCAGCCTGCGCCAAGACCATGTTTGGATCTTGCTGTGGCTCGCCTTGCTGCTGCTGCGCCTCCATCAACTCTTCTTCTGTCATCTGGTCTTGAGGTATCAGGCCAGCGGCAATCATCTGTGCGCGTTTGCGGTCAGAGATTTGCTGAGCTGAGGCAGTGGCTACGTTGTCCAACAGGACATCACCAGCGATCTGGAGGATGCTTGGATCAACCTTGGCAATCTCAATGATTGTCTCAATGGTCTCCTGTTGGCGGTTCTTGAAGCTCGCACCAGCCTTGACCTGTACGTCATAGTTACCGACTGAAAGATCGTTCATTATCACCACATCGCCTGTCTGCTGGTCTATGACCTTCTGGTTGATGTCAGCAACGTCATAGGTGTTGTCTTCCTTCAGCAGCCTTACAGTACGCGCTGAGTCGTAGATCTCAGGGATAGCGGCTACCAAGATGCGACCAGTAGCACGGATGCCGTACTCCAACGCTTTGAAGTATTTGATCGTAGAGTTATCGCCTTTGTTTTGAAGTGCGTTTATTGCCACTCCAGATTGGTTCTGTGGATTGTCACCCATGTTGCTGGAGAACATCCCAGAGGCGTAAGTAATCATGCCTCGCATAGCTTCAGACATTGTGCGTAGCGCTGGGTTAATCTGTGCGCCACCTTGCTGCTGAGGTACTTGCGGGAACTCAGGATCTACGTTGAAGAACTGAACCGGATCGTGGTTAGTATTCAAGGTCTGTAGTGAAGACTCATGACCAGCAGCCTGACTCATTGTCATCCAATACTTAGAGCGTGGCGCAAGGCTAGTCTCGGCTACCTCACGGCTGACTGAGTAGTTCAAGACTCGCTGTGAGTCCATCAGCTTCTCTACGAGTCCCCAGAAGATCGTCTTATTCTCAAAGATCTTGTAGTTAGCGTAGATAGGCACAACCGGAATCATGTTGAAGACTGTTTCTTTCTTCTCTTCGAGCCAATCACTAGCGTCAAATAACCGTGAACAGACCGACTTCTTGACACGCTTGCGCCTGCGGACTTCTGTCACTCCAATGGCCTCAAGCTCATCAGCTATCTTCTCAAAGTCATCATCAGCCTCATGAACCATGCCGTTAGACATCATGACTAGCTCGCGCTCTTCCTCTTCGCAGTACAGCAGCTCACCAATGACTACGACCTCAGCCTTGTCATAGTAAGCCTCACCATCACGGCCTTCATCAACTGACTCGCCAGATGCTTCAGGCCAGCGCCTGTCATACTCATCCTTGCCAATCGCATGAAGGACAAAGCAATAGCGGCTGTCGGACTTGTCTTGCTTCTCTGCCGCAGGATCAAACCATACACGGTCTATAGAGTTGCCAATCGGCTCAATGAACAGGTCTTGGTCAAAGCTGTCCTGACTCACATACTTATGAACAACACGCCAAGCACCGAAGCCAGTGGTCACCATGTTGCGAGCAGCGTGGTTATAGACCTCACTGGCATCAGACATAGACTCAATGTTCCTGACAATGCCTGAGTATGTGTTTGCTATGTCCTTGGTGCTGTTGCCGCCAGCAGGCGAGACAGAAACATCAAAAGATGCTTGGTCAATCTCGGAACAGACCTGATCAATGATCGGGTTCACCATGTCAAAGCTGTAGCGTGGAGACTTGCTCTCAGCAGCGTTATTGTACCAATACGCCTCCCATTGCCCATCCCTTTTATCCACGAACAACGCAGCCTCACGAGCATGGTCGCGCAGGTCTTGGTCTGCTTCCTGAGATGCGGCTAGCAGGCCAGCAACGTACTCGTGGTCATCGTACTTGCTAGAGTCATAGACCTCTTCGCCGTACTCTTTCTTGGAGTCTTTCTCGTATTCGTAATCGTCTTTATCCATGATGCTTCCAGCCGCTGAAGTTGAGGACAACTTTCTGTTTGTTTAGTGCTTTAGGTGAGTGCAGCGACATCATCAGCGCATCACCCATGTTTGGACTCGGTAACCGATACGGAGGCTTAGCCATCTCCGCTTTGCTTAGTATCTGTATCTTACCAGCATTGTTGCGTTTCAGTGGTATGCGGCAGACCTCAGCTCTGAGCTGATCCAGTACCGTTATCTCCGAGGACAGGCTAATCATCTCCTCTGGATTAACATACTCGCCTTTGGTTACAGCTCTATGCGTGGCCTCGAACCTATCTCTTAGCCGCCACCAGAACTGCGCTCTCTTGTTTCTAAAGGTCTCACGGTTAGTCTTGTTCCGCTCAGTGCCGCCGCTGGTGTACGGCATCTCTGGATCTTCTGCTGCCTCTGAGCCTTTGAACATTGAGTAAGTGATACCGTTCTTGCCAGCCAGCGCCTGATCTACCTGACGCTTGAGAGAGACACCTAAGCCGTCCGCATCCCATAGGAAGTGGTCAGCGTTAGCTTTCAGCGCCTTGTCCAGCGCCCAATCCATGCCTTCGCCAGCGTCACCTGTTACCATTTCACACACATCTAAGATCACGTTGCCGTGCCTAAGCACGAAGCCTTTGCTGTCGCCACCTTCATCTGATGGATCGTGAGACGCAATGACAGTGCCTTCAGCCTTCCAGCCTAGCTTTATGTGTGCATCTACTGCCGACAAGAACCATTCAACAGGAATGATTGAGTCTTCGTTCTCATCATACGTCTCGCCTTCCCAAACGTGAGAGTACAGAGCTGGCGACATATGCGCTTGGTCATAGGCTCGCTCTTGCTCTAATACCTCTGGGAACGCAGGATTGTCATAGTAGTTCATCCAAACAATCGTGTGATGCTCATCCTCGTACACGCGATCACGCCGCAACTCTTTTTCAAACGGCTTAACGAATCGTAGGAAGAATGGATCAACGGCTGACCTTGGGTTAGCTGCCATCCAGATCTCTGAGCCTGCCGTCCTGAGTGTAGGAGTCAGCGCCTTTAGGCTGGCCTCGGATATTGTCTGAGCCTCATCCACGAACACTCTGGAGAATCCGTGATAAGACTTTATGCTCTCTGGTGAGCGAGCTAAACCGATATACTTAAACGCAGTCTCACCGCCGTAGCGGATCTCATTGCGCTGAACCTCAAAGCCTTTCAGCTCTAGCCGTTCTATCTCAGCACACAGCAGCGTATGAATGGAGTCATCAATGCTGGCTTGGAACTCGCGAGCGCAGAGAGTCTTGATGCCTTGCGTCTGAGCTGCCAGTAGACACAGATCACCCATTGTCATGCTCTTACCTGAGCCTCGACTGCCGATGCATATCTTGTAGCGCTTAGGCTGCAAGAACGGAAGCATCTTCTTGGGTATCTGCATCTTGGGCATTATTCGTACTTCACAGTATTCTTTTTCTGCTTGGCCTTAGCCATTGCTATGGCGATTGCCTGATTCTGTGGTTTGCCTGCCGCCATCTCTGTCTTGATGTTCTTGGAGATGGTCTTTTTGCTCTTGCCTTTCTCTAGTGGCATTTCCAAATATCCTCTCAAAGTTTGCTTGGAATTCTTTCTGGCTCACG